TGTATAAAGTGCGTAGCGACGGCTAGATCCCCTCTACAGATCTTCTCTATTAATTGACCTGGTGTCCCTTTAAACGATTTCCTTAATACAGATACAGACTCATTCATCATATGTTCACTATAACACTTGAATGTATACGACGCCTTTGCTGTGCCACTCTTCTTATAGTTAACGATCTCCCCTATGTAACATGTAATAGAATGCTTATGTGTTTTATTAGAGGTCCTCTGTTCTAATTGGATCTCTATCTTCTCGCCTCCAGTGATCTTTAATCGTTCTAATAGATTAACACTATCGCCTAATTTAATCGTATACTCTACTCCTGGACTATGGATTGATTCTGTCCCTTCAATCACGGCCAAAAGCGCTTTTATGTCAATGTTATATTTTTTCTTTGGATTTATAACATTTGAATAAAGTCTCGCAGAAGTTATATTATACGATAATGGAGTGCTCGCATACCCTTCTGGATTGACTCTATTACTATTATTCATTGATTAGATTCTCAAATTCTTCCACGAATTGGCTTATATACTCTGGTTGTAACACTCTAATAGATGATCTCTCTTCGTTCTTATCCATTATATACTGTCTATTTGATTTAAATGTATAGTTATTAGTGCTTTCTGCTAATGGAGAATTAATATAATCTCTTGGTGTAATGGTTCTTTCTTCCGCATCGCCTATCTTAAAGAAATGGTGAGGTGCGTCTGCATACTTATATACTTGATATGATTCAACACTCGCTTGTGATGTTCCTCCATCGATATTTTCATTCGTTTGAAAGACTCCTGTGACATCTTTTACTATTAACTGGTTTAAATCTGAATTCTTTTTCTTTAATGTACCGCTGGCTCCTGATATACTACCTGTTATGGTTTCGTTTAATTTAAATCTTGTACCATCTGTCACGACAAAATTACGATTCTCTCCCTGCAAAGAATTACTAAATTCGCTTATGGCGCCGTCGCTATCTCGTGATATACTGGGGCTTGTGGTAATAACATATCCGCTATACTCTTCTTCGATATACTTCGCGGCAACTTCTTGACTCATTGGCCATGCTCTATAACCATCATGAAGGAATTCGTTTATGACAAAGAATGTCCAATAGTATTCTGATGTTCCATATAGTCGCTGGCTGACTATGTCTGGCCTTTCGCCGTTCTGTATATTATAAAAAGTATATAAAGATGGTTGATCGATAAAGTTTTGAAGTGGTCTTACACTCTTAAATGTATGAACCATTTGGTTGACTCGGCCATCTTTTTGTAAATCGACCGGTATTGTTGGGAATAATTTAAAGAAATTCATGTAGATTAGCCTCCTCTAGGTTGTCCATTAGATGTTTTTTGCTCAGGATATGTGAAATCTTGTTGTATACTACCAGGTGCTACATCCTCTAAATCATATAAATCGCTTCTTGTTAACTGTTTTTGTTCCTGGAATGCTAAATCTAATTGTATATCTGTAGGTGATCCATCGGCATGGAACATGTTTCCACCCTGTGTATTATATGCTGCTGTTAATCCAGTTAGATAAGAATCAAACAATTTAGGCATATTTGTATTAATTTCGTCCCCTGAAAGGAACTTAATACGAAAGATTGGTGGATATTTAATGGCAAATTCACCTTCTTTCTTTGCGTACATATACTTTCTAAAGGTATGTTCTATTGTTTTGGCTAATCTTGCTTCATCTTCTGATTGTGCAACTAATACAAAACTAAAGTTAAATGTACGAATACTACTACCTTCAAAGGTTAATGTTGTCTGATTATTAATTGCAATCCCTTGATCTACCAACGCTGCATCAGCTGAACCACCTATATCCAATCCTAAATTCTTCATGACAGATGCACCAATTGCAATATCTTCCGCATCAGCTTCATTCTTTTCTTCTTTGCTGTTATTAATTAAGCTTTTTGTTGCGTTAATAACTCCTAGATCTATACTGCCAAAAGTGGCTGTATCGCCTAAACTAAATCCCTGAGGTATATACATGTGGATTTTAAATAGATCTTCGTCTAAACCACCGCCTATAATTTGGAATGATACATGATTTGCTGTACCATCGTCGATGTCTTTTCTTAATGTGCTTGGGAAAGCTATTGTGTTTGCCATTCTTTTACCCTTATAAATAACTATAGATTAATTAACTATTATATACTATTTATATGGCTTACAAAGGTAAATACACAATTAAAGACAAATCAAAATATCTTGGTGATGCAACCAAAGTTATATATCGTTCCATGTGGGAACGTCAAACCTTTAAATGGTGTGAAACAAATCCTAGAGTTAAACGATGGAACTCTGAAGAAATTGTTATACCTTATAAATGTAAGACAGATAATCGTATACATCGTTATTATGTTGATTTATTAGTTGAATTAGATAATAAAGATATTATATTAGTTGAAATTAAACCTAAAAAGCAAACTCTTGCACCTAAAAATCCTAAACGTAAAACTAAAAGGTATATAAACGAAGTGATGACGTATGTAAAGAATACATCTAAATGGGAAGCTGCTAATCAATATGCTAACCATAAAGGATGGAAATTTCAGGTCTGGACAGAAGACACTTTAAAGAATCTAGGCATCAAACTACTCAAATCTTGATATAAATAGTATATATGGCAAGCTTATTTGATACATTACAGGCAGGAGCACAACGTGCTGGCATCACAGCTAGGACTAAAAAATCACGTGAATGGTTCCAAGGCAAAGTAAAAGAATTAGGTAGTGTTAACAGAACTGCACTATTAAAGGACGATGCTTTAGATCCTACTACTAGAGAAATTGCTGGTAGTATGTATATGTATTTTTATGATCCTAAAACAAAAGATACTCTACCTTATTACGATAGGTTCCCATTAGTTATAATGGTTGAAGATGCAAAGGGTGGATTTTATGGATTAAACTTACATTACCTCAGACCTGATATAAGAGCTGAGTTTTTAGATAGGCTTATGAAATTAGCACCAAATAAATTAACAGATAGAACAAGAGTTAATAAAATGCGATATGATTTATTAAAAGGTGTACAAAAGTATAAAGAGTTTAAACCTTGCTTTAAACATTATTTAACAAGCCATATAAAAAGTAAAATGGTAAGAGTTCCAATGACAGATTGGGAAATAGCTATATTCTTACCAACAGAACAATTCAAGAAGAAGAGTAAAACAGCCGTATGGTCTGAATCTCTCAAGATTGCTAAGAGGTAATAAACATGTTTGGTAAGACAGGTAATATAGATACATTAAAAGCTTCCATCGCTGCAAAAGGCGGTATTGCTAGAACTAATAGATTTAATGTTATATTCACACCCCCAAAGCAATCATTATTAAATTTAAATCCAGAAGTATTAGTTGGTCAGCTAGCTTCTGGTGATACTCCTAGTGTTCGTAGTTTAATTGCGGATCCTAGGGATATAGCTATGTTATGCGAATCAGTAAGTATACCAGGAAGAAGTTTATCCACGATAGATTATCAAAGTGATAGACAAAGTAATAAATTCCCTAATACACTTATTGATTCAGATATTGACATGACCTGGATTTTAACTAACGATTATTACATGAAGACAATGTTTGATGGTTGGTTATCATCTATTATTGATATGGACACTTACACTTTAGGATATAAAGACGACTATTCAACTGATGTTATAATTCAGCAATTGAATGTTGACAATATACCCGTGTATGGTGTGAAATTAGAAAAAGCATACCCGGTAACAGTTAGTGCTATTGAATTAAATAATACAGATGAAAATGGATTATCAAAGCTAACAGTTACTTGGGCATATGATAAATATGTTGTAGAAGGACCAGTAAGTAGTACCGTAAGTGCTATTAAAAATGCTGCATCCTTACTTGGATAATATTATATAGGAGAAAATTATGGCTTTGCCACAAGTGAATTCATCTCGTTATACTATGGTAATACCTAGTACGGGAAAACAAATAGAATATAGACCTTTCTTAGTAAAGGAAGAAAAACTACTCATGGTAGCTTTAGAATCAAAAGATAATAAACTAATCATGAGAACTTTAAAGGATGTTATTAGTAATTGCACCTTTGAAGAAATAGATGCTAACAATTTAGCTAACTTTGATTTAGAGTATATGTTTTTACAGCTTAGATCTAAATCAGTAGGTGAAACAGCAAAGATTGCAATTAATTGTAAAGAGTGTGATTCACCAGCTAATCATAATGTTAATCTGGAAGACATTAAAATGGATATACCAGAAAAAAGCAATATGGTTATGTTAACAGATAAGATTGGATTAGAAATGAAATATCCATCTGTTGCAGTAATGGAAAACCTAGATATAGGTAATCCAGAAGATTTAAGTGCTGAAGAGCAATTAGATTATACATCAAGTTTAATTTTATTATGTATTGATAGTATTTTTGATGAAGAAGATGTACACTCTACTGATAACTATAAGGAAAGTGAATTAGTAGAATTTGTTGATGGTTTAAATTCAGCGCAGTTTAAAAAGGTTACTGACTTTTTTAACGATATGCCAGCGTTGACACACAATCTAAAATGGGATTGTAAAGAATGTGGGCATAGTAATGACATTGAGTTAAGAGGACTGCAAAGTTTTTTTACCTAGGCCTTTCTCATGAGACTCTGGTAAACCATTACAAAGTAAATTTCGCGATGATGCAACATCACGGATATAGTTTAACAGAGTTAGATAATATGATACCATGGGAAAGGGAAATATATGTAGCACTGTTACAGCAGTTCATTAAAGAAGAAAATGAACGTAATGAAAAAATGAATAGTAAAATTAAGAGGTAAGTAATGGAAGAAGAAATAAAAGCGAGTGGACATCATCCTGCTGATACTAATGGAGATGGAAAAGTCTCTAGAAAAGAACAGGATATGTACCTAGAATTTAAAAGAAAAGAGTTAGAAGATGCTGATGCAATGAGAGATGCACAAAGAAAAATGGCATGGTTCGCATTAGGCGGCATGTTATTATATCCCTTTGCTGTAGTAATTGCAGTATTATCAGGATTAGATACAGCAAGTAAAATACTTGGCGATATGGCTGCAACTTATTTTGTTGCTGTTGCTGGTATTGTAGCTGCATTCTTTGGTTCACAAGCATTCACCAATAAAAAATAGGTAAGCAAAATGGCAATAAAAGACGGGAGCATTAACGATTTAATCCAAGCATTTAAAGAACAAAGGCAAGGTGAAAAAGAGTCTGGAAAAGAACAGGTTAGTAGATTAAGCGAAATCGCTGCAAAGATTAAAGACCAAACTACTACGATTGATCTTCAAACTCAAAATGATAATGAAACTCAGAAGAAATTGAGAAGTTTACAAATGACAACTCAAGCTGGAGACCCGTTAATACAGCAATTAGGCGAAGATTTTAAACTTTCACAAAAATCTTTACAAGACGCAATGGCCAGTGGCGATCAAGAAGCTATTGAACTTGCTCGTCAGCAAGTAGAAGCTGCACAAGACGCTATACAATCAGAAGAAGATAAAAGAGAAGCACTTGCAAAACAAGATGAAGCTAATTCTACTCTTACAAAAATTGCTGATGGTGTATCAGACTTTGGTGGTAAAGCTGCTAAGACAGCTGGCTTTTTAGCCGGTATTGCAGGTTTAGCAACTCTATTCTTTTCACCAGAAACCTTTGCAGAAATAGTAAATACTGCTATCAATGTTGTTAAAGATATTGTAAGTGTAATTCAAGATTTTGTTACTGGTGATTTTGAATCAATGAGAGCAACTATATCAAAAAACTTTGGTACTTTTGCTGCTATAATTGGTGTAGGAATTATTGCTGCATTACCTAAACTATTAAGAGTAATTAGAACTTTAAAAACTGCATTTACTACATTTAGAGTTTTCATGGCATCAGAATTTGTAGCTAACATGATGGCTAATTTAAGATCTATGATGAAATCAGTTGGTGCTAAATTCATGAAAGTATTCAGAGGCTTAACAACTATGTTTACTACATTTGGTACATTCATGAAGACATCTCTTGTTACTCCACTTATATCAAATTTAAAATCCATGATGGCTTCTGTAGGTTCAGCTATGATGGGTATGGTTACTAAACTAGTAGATATGTTTAAGGCCTTCGGGTTCTTTATAAGGACCACATTTGTACCTACATTAATAGGCAATTTAAAATCAATGATGGCTGCTGTAGGCGGAGCCTTTATGAAACTATTTAAAGGATTGGTTACAGCATTCCAAGTATTTAGAGTATTCATGATGGGTTCATTTATACCATCAATGCTTGCAAGCTTAACTGCAATTGGTGCTGCAATGGTACCAGTTTTAGCTGCAATGGCACCAATATTACTACCTATACTAGCAATTGCTGCAGTGTTTGCAGGTCTATACTTCGGGTTACAAGCGATTAAAGATGCTATGGGCTTTACCTCAATATTAGATGTTATAATGTTAGGTGTTGCACATTTAAAAGACGCATTTGGTCATGTAGTTAATGCAATCGGATCTATAGTTAATTTTATATTTGGTATTGTAGAAGGTATTGCAAGCTTTATAGGGTTTGATGTAGAGTTACCTAAAGTACCTAAAATGTCAACTGATAATGCTGAAAAGAAAAAGGCAGAGTTAGATATAAAAGCTGAAGAAGAAAGAATTAGAAAAGCTGAAGAAGATAGAAAACAACAAGAATTAAATATGGCCGGACCAGGTACTGAAATGATAGAACTATCAACTGATAATGCACTAGCTAATATAACACCACCAAAAGAAACTAAAGTAATCACACAACAAAACGTTAACCAATCGCGTAATGAATCTAATAGAGTAACTGTATTATCAAGTAGAGATACAATTGCTCAACAAATGGCAAGGTCATACGCTAGATAAAAAAAAGGTCCCTTTCGAGACCTTGAAAAAACATATTCTATTTTATTCTATAAGGATGTGTCCTATTGAAAGGATCTCTCCCTACTATTCGTTTGCCAATTTAGCAAAATAGCTTAGCGTATCTTCATCAGATGAACTATCATCCGTTGGTGTATCAACCATCGGTGAGTTGTTAGTCGCCATAACTGGTTCTTCAACAACAGGTGCTGGCTGTGGAGTTTCCATAGTTACTCCAGCATCAACTCCAAGAACTCTATTCAATTTCATTTTCAATTCATCGTATGTTTTATAGTTCTCAGGCTTTAAGAAATCCTGTAATGAATGAAGCTTGTTATATACTTCTTCCAACCTTTCTTCATCTCCACCATGAAGTGGTGTTGCTGCACTAAACTCTGATTTATCATAGTTAATCCAACCTTCCACTTTTCTGATTTTAATTTTGAAGTCCGCACCTTCCCAAAAGTCATAAGGATTTACTGGCTCTTCGTCTGCAAATTGTGGTTGCATAACATCCATGATTTTATCAAAGATCTTTTTACCAAATTTGTATAGGAATACCTTTCCTTCATTTTCTGGGTTAGATGGGTCAGAAACGACCATCACGTTTGATACATAATGTAAACGTCTTTTCCTTTCCCTTGCGATAGCTTTATCCTCGTCTCTACCAGAATTCCAAAGCACTGAGTTCATCTCAGACACTGGATCCTGTTGTCCAATAGAGGTTAAAGAGTTTTCTATATACCATAGACCTGTAGGCCCCTTGAATCCGTGATCCCAGTATCTTATCCAAGGAAGATCTTCACCTTCTTGTGCTGGTAAGAACCTGATCACTGCGAATCCATTGCCCGCTTTATCTCTGGTAGGTTTCCAAAAACGATCATCATCATAAGAGTTTGATTCTGTTTTTGGCGTGGATACTGCTTCCGCAGCTTTAACGAGTTTGTCGATTGACGAGCCTCGTGAGCTCTTTAAGTTTGCAAATGACATATTATTTTCTCCATATTTCGTCGTATTTACTGAATTATCCACTTTATCCATAATATAATATTTTATGTAAATTTGTTTACTAACATGTGTTTACACTTGCTAGTATCGAAACTTACAAAGGGCGTATACTTATCGATTAATCTACGAGTATCAGGCCAAATAATGGTATCTGATATGTTCTTAGATTCACGATCTATAAACCCAAATATAGAATTAAGAATTACAACAGTTTCTAAACTGATTTCTTCTTGCATCCATAACTTTACGATAAGAGGATGTTGTCCATTAACGGCTTTAAACATATCGTCAAATGGTACATTCTCTTCTCTTATTCTATTTATATCAACTGAAAACACTCTATGAATACTTTCTTTAATTTTTTTATATTTCATATAGTTTTGATCAGCTTCGCTATCCATCATATCACCGATATATTTTTCGGTATTGATAAATTGCGAGATATAAAAATCTTTTAAATTGCCGTTATACTTTTTAGCCAATTTGGCAAAGAAGTATTTATCCTTTCGTTTGTAAAAACTATTAGGCGTAACTGATGTTTTAAAATTATATTTTATTGCATCGTAGCTAGATTCAAAATGTAGCTTTAATGCGTTATACAATTTATATGATTCGAAAGGATCATTCATCTATTACACCAAACATGTAACCACCAACTAAAGTATCTTCTACCTTCGCCATAAGCTGCAGATCTCAATCTATTGTATAACATTTTCGTATAATGCTTCTACTTCTTCGATTTCACCTACTACTTCTGAAAGGTTTTGTTTATAATAAATTGTTGCCATCTTTCTTAGATGCTTTTTATCAATTTCTACATCATCACAACAGCTTAAGATTGCTTCCTTTATGAAGGCTTTTTCTGCTGCAACTCTAGTCATTGAATTAGAGATTTCGATAACGCAATCTTTAATCCTCTTTTTATCCGCGTCAGTCGACGGAATTATAACATTACTCATATTTTCTCCTATATTGGTAATTTATTAATTTTTTTATTTCTTATTAGATTAGCTTTAGATACTTGTGCAGTTAGTTTTTCTTTAAGCGATGGTGTTAAAAGTTTTGGAACATTCCTTATATCCAATCCTCTTTGCTTAACTACATAAGCCATAGCATCCAAATAATCTAATTTCTTTTCCGCTACCAGTTCTTCTACTGCTTGGGAAAATCTCTTTTTTGTCATTATTTTTTGTTCAATCATAATTTTATAATACCCTTAGTAAAATACAATCTTTATTGATTCTACCATTAGGCACTGTTACTTTAGTTGTTATATTGTCCCACACCTTTTTATTAATCTTAGTAGGTGCGAGGGTAAGTACGTGTGGTAATATGTCCTCTGGTTTTCTAAGTTTAGCTGTTCGGCTACTCTTGTCGCAGAAGTTTTTAATTGAAGTACCACCAACCTCAAATCCTTTCGTACTTGTGGTCAAATACTCTGTAAGCTTTCTTGTTTTAGTATTATATACAAACAATCGTTCTTTACCAGGAATCATTATAGGATTAATAGATGTTAGTTTACTTTCAACATCATTTTCCTTAAACTGTAATTTAGATACCTGTGAATCTGAGCTCTTTGGCTTTTTAGCTCTAGGTAATCTAGCTGATTTGTTATTTAGTTTTAGTCTGTCTACATCAGCAATAATTTTTTCTAATAAGGTAATCATTTTTTTCTTATTACCTTTAGTAATATGTTCATATGCCTCAACTGCTTGTTCGCATGTTTTATTATATGCATCCATAATTAATTCTAATTCAAATTCCATTTTCTTTCTAAAGATATTAATTCCACCGCCCTTTATTCCATGAGCTGTTAGTAAACCATAAGCTGGAAACTTTATATTATCAAAGTTATTGTCCATCCAACTATCTACTACTATAGTATCAAAATCATAATAAATTGTTTCCATCACTTTTTTCTGCATTCTTTCAGCTGGTGAAATTACAACTTTAGTTGGTTCGTTTTGGATTTCTTTTACAATCTTTTTGCCTTCTTCAAGCAATTTACTTAGTCTATCTCTAACGTTATCTGCAATACCTAATCGTTCAAGTGAAAGGCCTGCATTAAAGCATCGTATGTTATTGCCTATCCCTTGGTTTAACTTCCAATTTTCTACTTTCTTTAATGCTTGTACATCTTTCTTAGAATAGCCTAATTCTTTTTCGGCATATAATAATACAATTGGAACATTAGATTTAGTGTTGTGAAAGTAGTTAAAATAATTAGCTGACTGCCGACAAGCGTTTTTAAATTCTTCATCGTTAAGTTCTTGACCATGGTAATTAGGTTCTGTACCTAAGTATTTGTCTTCTAACGATGGGCCTCTTTTTCTAGTTTTTTTCATTGCTTACTCCTATTTTGTACTATTATACCACAGTTTATTTCCTGTGTACAGTGTTTTAATAAAAAAACATGCATCAGATCGTTCGATAAGGAGTGAGTTGATCTGATGCATGCCAAAACTAACCTTTTATAATTTTATTATTAACGGTTGTTTTTATTCCGTGGACAAAATTTTCTGCAGCATTTTCTGCATAAGTTTCTGAATGTCCTTTGTACCACTCAATTCCAATAACACTATTGTCAGTTGAGTACCTTACACCCCAAACTCTATCGTTAGGGTTTCCTACGTCACGTACAACATCTGCTCTTTTATTATCATTAACATATGTTGAGAATGTCATATATTCCATTATTTTTTATCTCCGTCTTTATCTTTTTTAAATAAAGATTGTCCTTTAGAATTTGCTACCATTTCGGATGATTCAATCATAAACCAAAAGGCAATTACTAAAATTATTATTTGCATAAATGTTTCCATCTTACTTTCCTATGTGTTCCACTTCTTTTCGTGGGATTACTTGATAGGCACCTTTATTATATGCTGGTGCTACCGTAAAGTTTTTAGATTCTTCTTGTTTCCAAGAAGTATCGTCAACTGGTTCATACTTTGATTTACCAGTATAAGATGGATATTTCTTATTAAATTCTTCCATCTGTAATTGAGCATAAGTTTTTTCTGCCTTATATGGCTTAAACTCATGCGTTGTTTTCTTTTTTCTCATTGAATTAGTTTTACGCTTACGGCCAGTTGGATCATAACGTAGACTTCCTGTATAAAAACTTGTCATTCCCATTATGATTTTTGCCTCCATGCTGCTACTAAATCATCACCTTCTAATTTTGTACCAAAGTAATGTATTACTTTACCATTTTTAGTTCTTTGAATTAAACCATTATTAAATTGAGTATCTGTCACACCTTCGCCATTTGCAGTATCTCCTGGTCTATCGTCATAGTGCATAGAACTCATAGAATGTGCATGTATACTTGATACACCTGATGCCCATTCTTCTGCTGCTAATAATTGTCTTTGTCTTTCGACCACGTCATCGTATTCACTCATTCTTGACCTCCTTTGAGAGCGTCGTACTCTTCCTGTGTTAGGAAGGTCGAGCCTTCGTTTGCTTCGGTGTTGTCTGTCCAGTTCTCTTCAATCATCTCTAACCTCTTTTCAATCTTTTTTAATATTGTTTCTTTCTTGTACCATATACCAGAATACATTTCTGTATGATCAGGCCACTCAACAATATATCTTTTATAGCCAAATGGTCTTTCTGAAAATACTCTGACGTTACCATAGTTAGCTTCTAATAATCGCATTAATCCCAATCGTCCTTCATTGCTTGATATGTTTCCATATAGCTACTACCAGCTAGGTAATCCCTAGTTTGTTCTTCTGAATAATGCATATTTTCTTCTTTAAAACAATCTAATCCGCCAGGAGATAGATGCTTTGCTTTTTTGACTTGCTGTGTAAGCTTAGGTCTATCGTATACTGCTCTTACTGCAGCTTTAAATTCTCTTTCTTCTCGAGCTTTTTCAGCTGCAGCTTTTATTAATTCAATTCTGTTCATTATGCAACCTGTGTGTTATTTTCAAACCATGCTTTTAGCTCGTGGCTACCAACGCAGAAGTCTCCATCTTCCATTAGGAACTCTGCCTTATAGCCTTTACGACCACTGTCGCTTTCCAAGCAACCAGTCCATGTTTCGACCTTCTCTAAGATCTCGGATTTCATCCAACCATCTACGCGATTGTCAGTGACTTTCATAAAATGTATACCATGCTGGGTAGCAGTAAATTCAATTACCGTTTCCCACTCTTCGCAAACTTTTTCATTATAGTCTACGATCATTGCACTTTCAATGTACTCTTTTTGATAGTCATCATCGCTCGTGATGAATTTAGAAACCGCATTGACCACATCAGTGACATTAGCGTCGCCACAGTTAGGAAGTACATAGGTGCTACCACCTTTAAATTTCCAATGAGCCTCGTCAAATTCCGGGTTATAGAACTCGTTATGAGCCGCATAGTTTTCTTGGTATTGGGTTTGTATTACTAATTTTTTCATTTAATCACTCCTTAATTTGATTTGATATAGATATTATAACAGGTCTTTGACCATTTGTACAGTGTTTTTTGCAATTAATTTGCAATTAATTCTTTACCCTCGTTAAGGCTACCAAATGGAGCCATCTTCAAAGATGTAACACCGCATCTATTGTCGAACTTCATCTTTTGTCTTTCTGCCACATAATTGGCCAGAGATCTGGCCTTTTCGTCATTAGGTGCATAGATATAAAATTCCATTGTCATTACGTATCTTTCGTTATCCATTATGCCACCTGTAGGATTGTTAAAGGGCAGTTCCAAAGCCTTCCGTTAATTTCAACGACTGCTTTAGTTCTTTTAATTTTAGTAACAACACCTTTTTCAGATCCGTTCCTAGAATTAACAATTACATCAGATCCTACCGATATGCTTTGCTTAATATCGAATGCCTTAACTGCACGTAACTGCTTTTGTTTGATTTTAATTAGATCGATAACCTCGTTCATTTCTGCATTAGTTGAGATTCCGTTGATTGCTTTGATTAAAGACTTTTTCATAAATTCACTCCATTTATTAATTTATATAGTTATTCTAACAGGTTTTTAGCAAAATGTACAGTGTTTATTTGCAGAAACATGCATGTTTTTTCTATTACCGTGACCATAACAGGTGTTATATAACTTCATTTCTCTTAAATAAGCTGATTTTTCCCATGGTTGATGTTCGTATGAGCACTCCCAATAGTTACGGCCTTTATACATATATCCGTCTATCAGTTCTTTTCTTAGAAACTGCTTAGCATGTACCATTTCATGTGCTACAGCTATCATAATATCCTCAAATTCCCATCCAGTTTTGGCTATTTCTATTTCAACCACCTTATGATCACCTGAACAATATCCCATCGCGTCGCCGTCTACACGCCTCTTAAAGGTAAGGTATATGGTTTTACTACGGAGGTTGATGATACCAAGGGTTCTCTGAAGGTTGTAGAGGTACTGAGATAGGTCTTCTCGATGTGCTTTTTTAATACCTTTTACTACGATATGTGCCATATATAACTCTTTTCCATTAATATATGACCATTCTAACAGGTTTTTTGGTAAATGTACAGTGTTTCTTTATACTTTTTTGTTATATCCTTATAACTCGTCGATATTATGGAGAACATTTAGGTTATTTATTACTGCTAGGGTTATTATACCATTGGCTATACTCATTTCTTCCTCATTAAAAGACGTAAGAATTA